CGTGTTTTTAAAGTTTATTACCAATGTATTGCCTAATTACACAAACAAGTATCTTGAACCAAGGGTCAAAAAGAAATTAACTTTGCTAACAAAAACTGATCTAAAAGAATCAATATCTAAAGACTCAAATACATCTAAATCAATTTTATAAACATGTTTAAAAACTCTAAGGCTACCCTGTTTCATGATGTTAGTTTGAAACAAGTCCAGTTTGAATTTCTTGAGCTCATCATGGTATCCTCCTAGATATCTTTCGTAAAATCTTGTTACAAATGTTGAGTTAAAGCCGCCGAGCAACATAAAGGCATAGACCCTAGTGAATGATGTATCCAAAGAGTCCACCGGTCCTTCTGGATGTAGCATCCCCAATAGTATATCACGATCTTCACGGAAAAGTTTTCCATCCACAAGTTGATAGCCGATAAATTTTCGTTTATTGATTTCATTACTAATAACAGCTTTTTCAGGTTTAAGGACGAGAGCAAATCGTTCAAAAACACAGGCACTGAGATCAGATAAGTAGGTCAACAATTGAGATTCATCAACAAGGTCAGTCTTGAAACAGAAATCATCCCCGAGTACTCTTTTGTCGTAATAAGGTATTGATAATGATTGAAGGCAGCTAGTCATACAAATATCGTTAAGAATGGAGTTAATTATCATGGTGAGAAAAGAGCCGGAGGGCACTCCGGATAGCTTTTTATAAATTGAACCATCAGGAAGAAGCAAATGGGTGAAAATATAACTTTCAACGATATATTCAAACGCCAATTCTTGCCAAGGTTCTGTAAATACAATACTAGGTTTGAAGACCCGGTAGAAAATGTCCTTTAGAACGAATCGACATTTAAGAGAATCGAAACCAGAAACATCAGTATTAATGAATGACATTTCGGGATCCGTTTGCAAATAGACGTTGAGTCTGGACATAGTATCAGAACCTGTCATGAAAAGTCTTTGATGATGTAGATCAGAAAAAATTTGATAATAAAAACCTCTGAAGAACATGTTCTCGAGAATAACATGTTCGACAGGAGCAACCCAAATGCAACGGGTTTTGTTTTCATTCCACTTTGACAAATGTCCACGCAGAGCTAACTTGCATGGTATTTGATTAGGTTGTTCGCCTTTCTTCCAAATTTCAATCATAGACTTGACATTATCGCAAGCTTCTTGTAAAACTTCGCCTTTCTTCTTCCCGGGAAAAGAATAACCAGCTGAAGTGTTGAGTGGGATTTTTAAAGTAGCCATCTCAGGAGTGAAGATTCCAACCGATCTAAAATTTGTTGAGTGTTTATAGAGAAGAGAATCGTATATTGCCTCGAATTGATGATCGAAATGATGCTTCTTATAAATCGCAGGTCCACAATATTTGAGTAATGAATGTAAGGCTCTTCCAAGTCTGGGTGATTTGGTGTAACCCTTAAGTCCATCATATAAAGTTTCATCGAAGTGGTATAAAGCTTCTTTTACATAATTGTCAACGTTAGGAAAACCTTGAGCTATTGTGTACTTTCTATCATCTTGTCGAACGAATTTAAAACCATCTGATACATCAGCGATTCTACGAAAATCTTCCAAACTGATTTCTGAATGTGGAAATCCATCAACTACATGTTTCCATGTATATTTAGAAATTCGGTCTGGAACTTGGAACTGCATGCTACATAGC